CGGCGTTCCCCCGCCCCCTAGCGGAATGACCGCTTCCGGTCCCGCTTCCCCGACCATCGCGAGGGTCGGTCGGGTAACGATTCCGCCGCGCGCCAGTAGCGGAATGTCGGGGAAGGGGAACGACTGTCCGCCGAACGACCCCCCGCCGACTTTCTTACCGGCGACCTTAACGCTGGGAATCGAAACCTTCGGAACCCGGAACTCTAGGCTGTTCCACGCCCGCAACACGGCGTTAATCGGACCCTTGATTCCGTTCGCGAGGGCGCTAGCCGCGGCGTGGACGCGACCGACGAGACCGGAGATAAACGCCGGAAGGCTGTTCAGGAGCGCCTTAATCTCTGCGACCGCGACGCGGACGGGGTCGTCTAGGTGGGAGAACGCCGTAACGATCTTCCCGACCCACCCGGCGATGGTCCCCGCGATCCCGCCTAGCCACGATGCGAACCCGGACAGAATCGACCGGACCGCGGCGAGGGCGTTTCGCGCGGCATCCGTGATTTTGTCCCAGTTGCGGATAATCAGAACCGCGGCGAGGACGAACGGTCCGCCGAGAATCCCGACGATTAGGGGCCAGTTCGACCGCAACCATCCGAGAACCGCGGACGCCTTTTTCTTGATCCAGTCGAACGAATCCGAAATCGCCTTTGTAACCGTGTCCCAGTTTTTATAGAGGACGTAGGCGACCGCGGCGAGGGCGACCACGGCTGCGACGGCGATAAGGATAGGCGCCGCGAGACCCGCGGTTAGCGCCGCGGTAATCGTCATCGCGACGTTTAGGGCGACCATCGCAGCGGCGAGGGCGAGGACGCCGATAACTAGCGCCTTCGTCAGTCCCTCGTGTTTTACGAAAAACTCCGCGACCTTCGTTAGCGACGGAAGGAACGTCCCGACGAGGTCCCCGGCGATGTTATTAAACGACTGCTTGAGAATGTTTAGCTGTCCGGGTAATGTCTTTCCCGCCGCTTCCGCCGACCCGCCGAACTCTTTTTCCAGTTCCTTAAGGATTAGCTTTTGGGCGTCCATAGTTCGCCCGGAATCTACTAGCGCCTTAATCTGCGATTTCTGCGCCGCTGTGAACGAGACCCCGACCCGCTGCAGGGCGGTTACGCCCTTAATCGGGTCGTTTAGCGCCTTCCCTAGCTGGATCGCGGACGACTTCGTATCCTGTCCCAGCGCGACCGACATATCCAGCATCGACCTTGTCGCGCGGTCGAAGATCGCGTTTCCCTTCCCCGCGGCGTTCTGGATGTTCGTAAACGTCAGCAGCAGGTTCTCGCCGGACTGGATGGTCTCGTCGTCTACGCCCGACTTTTTCATTAGGGCGCCCGCCAGGTCCTCTACGTGTTTCGCCGTGACCTTCGCCGCGCCCCCCGTCGATTTAATGACCGCTTCGGTTTGCGCCCCGACCTTCGCCGCTTCCGCGTACTCGTCTATCCCGATTTTCAGCGTCGCGACGAGGGCGCCCAGTCCCGCCGCGCCCGCGGCGCGAATCGCGACCTTCCCCATCCCCTTTAGCTTCGACCCCGTGGACTGCGCCTGCGTTTCCGCCGACTTGAGACCCTTTGCGAGGTCGGCGGTTTTCGCGACGTATTCGACTACGATTTGCGGATTCGCCATTTACGCTACTTCCGTTTCCGCGCCCGACTCGCGGCGCGGTTCGACTCGCGAATGTCGCGGTTCGCGTAGCGGACGAACGCGTCGTAGACCTCCGGCGAGAGGGCGACCGCTTCCTGCGGGGTTAGGCGCCAGTAGTGGCAAAATCCCGCCAGTTCCTCTAATCGCTTCCGTTCGTAGGGTCCGGCGTGTCCTCCTCCTGGAACTCGATAGCGACCGACCCGGCGTCCTCCCAAGTGAGGTCGTAGCCGTCCCGCCGCAGCCGCAGCCAAACGACCGCCTGCATCCGGTCGGCGTCGTCGTCGCCTTCCATTAGGGCGGTCAGCGTCCGCCCCGTTTCCGCCTTTAGCGCCCGCATATCGTTTGGGGACATACGAACGTCCGCCGTTCCCCGGACGACGACCGATTCGGGTAGCTGCTGTTTCGGGAGGGCGGTTACGTTCTCGGATTCGGCCATCGGAACCCCCGTATCTCGTCGGTTGCGGCGCGTTCGCCCGCGCCCTTTAGGTCGGATTCCGCCGCTAGCGCGGTCGGGACGAGGAAGCGACCGCCCGGGACGTAGGGGCGCCCCCGCGTCCCGCCGAACTCGACCCACCCGGCGTAGGGGACCTCGTCGCGGGAGATTCCGACCGACGCGCCGTCGGGGATTTCCTCGACCGCGACCGCCGCGGCCATCCGTCCCGTTTTGCGCGGAATCCGCGCGGACGCTACGCGCGCCCGCTGCTGCGCGACTCGCATGAACTCCCGTTTCGTCCGTTTATCGAGGTCGCGGAACAGTCGCCGCGATCCCGCGAACAGTTCGTCCACGCCCGAAACGGTTACGCGTTCCTTTGCCACCCCACTACGCCGCGACCTTTTCCCGACTCGACCCGCCACGCCCTGCTGGGGGAACGACCGACTTCGTCGGTTCGCCCTGGACGGACCAGTCGATTTCAACCGTGGACGCGTCCCCGGCGTCCCCGTTAATCGGGGCGTAGGGCTGCGGGATACACATTCCCGACCACATCGGGTTTGTGTCGGAGACCGGCTGCGACTTAAACGGCGTAATCGCAAACGCCGTCGGCGCGCCCAGCGCGAGGGCTGCGGACAGCGTTTCCTCGACCGCGGCGGGGTCGAACGACTGGTAGAGGGTAAGGATTAGCGCCCACTTCACGGTCCCCGGGTAATCGACCGACCCGCAGAACGTGTCCAGGGTCGTAACGGACACGTCCGGCGACAGTTCTACGTGGTTCCCCGAACAGCCGAGTTCCACTAGTCCCGTATCGGTCCCGTCGGTCGAGATTTGGATAGACACGTCGTCCAGAATGAGAGGGTTCGGAATCGGCATTTAGGCGACCTCCTGAATCGCGACGGGGACGCGGAAAACGAGGTCCGCGCCCAGTAGGGGGATTCCGCCCGCTTCCCAGCTTCGGGGCGACGTGGACGCCTGCAGCGACCACGTATTCCCGTCCGCGGCGAAGCGGGCGACGACGTAAGCGACGAGGGTTTCCAGTTCCACGAACCCGGCGCCCGGGTCTACTCGACTCGCGACCGCTTGGACGTTTAGCGCCGCTTCGAATAGTCCCATCCCGCCCGCGACCGTTCGCGCGGAAATCCACGGGTCGGACCACCCCAGCAGCAGCGCCGGGGGTGCGACCGCGTCCACCCATTCCGCGAACACGTCCGGGTCTCCGTCCGCGACCGGCGCTAGTGCCGCGGCTGCGGCATCCCGAACCTGCGCGAGCTGCAGGGCGCCCACGCTAGGCGATTCCCCAGCGTTGCTTTAGGGACGCGAGGTCGTTCGCGTGGCGGTCGAACGAGTTACGCGGCGCCGTCAGCGCGCCGGATTCATCGAACCCGACCACGCCGAACGCCGCGTCGTTCGCCTTAAACCACTCGACTCCGCGGGCGATGTTCACGCGGTTTAGCAGCGGTCCTCCGACAGGGTCGGGTCCCGGCGCGATGGGTTGCGCCGGGACCGGGACCCAGTCGATTTCGTGGTCGATTTCGACCGCAGCCGCGTCCAGACACTTCTGCAGCGTGTCCGTATTCGTCGGCGTTAGGCGAATCCGGAGGGACTGCGCCAACTCGTCTACGGTCGCATATGCCACTACTCGGACGCCTTCGCCCTAGTCCGGTTTGCGGACGCGGCGAGAACCGGGGGCGTCAGCGCGATAACCGCGCCCGGTTCCATTACCTCCGCGACGAACGCGCCGACCACGCCGACCTCGAACCCGGCGATGGACGGTTCCACGGCGCGCAACTCGACCGGCGCCCCGCCGTTCTCGGCGCTGAGTAGCGCCTGCGAATCAAACACGAACGCGGCGGTCCCGGCGAACCCGGGGGAGATAACGAGTTTGAGACCGGCGACCGTTCCCGTTCCCGACGCGAGGTTTCCCGATCCCGCCGCGATGAACACGGGCGCCTCGGACGAGACCAGTCCCAGCAGCGCGTATCCGGTCGTAATGTCGGTCGCGATTGTGTCGGCGGTCCGTCCGGTCGTTTCGTAGACGATTCCCGCCGCTTCCGTTAGCGCGCCCATCCATCCGGCGAGGTCGGAGGACGCGACCACGACGGGCGGATTCCCCTGCGAACCCAGTTCCGCACAGGCGACACCTTCGGTCGTTTTCGCGTATGCCTCGGCTGCGAGGTCGAACCACAGCGTTAACGCGTCGGGATTCGCCCAAACCACGTCCTGCCACGACAGGTCCCCGGCGCCGCCGTAGACCTTCGCGTTCGCGGTCTGCATCGCAACCGCCATTTTCTGCGACGGGAGTTCGGTTTTCTCGGCGGTCTGTTCCCCGACGATGGGTCGCGACGTGATCTTCGGGTACGTGATCTGTCCCGCCGTTAGTCCGAGCTGCCGACTCGCGGAGACCACGGGACGCGCCTTCGCGATTACGTCGATGATCTGCGCTAGATGCTGCGTCGGCAGTAGACCCGGAATGTCGGACGTAAGCGTGTTGGCGACGGCGCGGGTTAGCCGAGTCTGCGCCGCTTCCCGCGCGCCGGGTCCGGCGCGGTTCGCGATCTTGTCGAAGCGGGAAATGATTTCGTCCCGGGCGTACTGACCGAACGACCGATAGACGACCTCGTCGGTTTCGGGATCGGCGGGCGCCTTCCCCGACTCGACCTTCTTAGGC